GCTTACTTGTTTTCTAACCCTGATGATAGAGCAAAATATGAAGAAAATTTAGATGAAGAAAAAAAATCTAAACAAAATAATGAGTATGTTGGTAAGCAGGTTGACTTAATGAAAAAATTAACCGATTTTTTAGGAAAATAATATTATGGACGAAAAATATTTTGTAGCAAAAATTCAGTACGATTTTCCTGACGAAAACACTGGTAAAATTAAAAAAGTAAGAGAAGAGAAATTGGTCAAAGGTTTTTCTGTTACTGATGTAGAAGCAAAGGTGACAAAAAAATATGAAGGATTTACTCATGATTGGAGAATTACTTCAGTTTCTGAAAGTAAAATTGATGAAGTAATCGAATAATCAAAAAATTGAAAAAAAAACAGAAGTGGTCGAAAGACCACTTTTTTTGTTTTAATACTATTTATTAACAATAATTCTAATCAGAAGTACCAACAAATGAATTTTTTTCATTTTGGTACTATTTATATGTTAAAATAAACAGTTTTTTCATGCAAGAAAATAAAAACTTAGTACAAGAGGCGTTGATTCAAATGAAAAATGTTGAAGAGGCAATCGCCCAAAATGCAAAAGGAATACTTGCTTCTACTATGAAGGAAGAAATCAACCAACTAGTAAAAGAATCTCTGTCAGAGCAAGATATGGAAGATGAGATTGAATTAGATACAGACATCGAAACCGATGTTGATGTTGATAATGAAGATGAAATGGGTATGGACATGGAATTTGATATGGACATGGACATGGATTCTGAAGAAAGTCCAATAGATTTAACTGATGCTTCAGACGAAGAAATTCTTAAGGTTTTCAAAGCTATGAGTGACGAAGATGGAATCATCGTGAAAAAAGATGATGACGAAATTCACTTAAAAGACGAAGACGCTGATACAGAATACTTAATCAAGCTAGGTGAGTCAGAAGAGGAAGAAGAATTAGATGAAACTATGCACGTAGATGAAATCGATGAAATGGATGTTGATACAGAAGATGTAATCAATGCAATTTTCTCAAAAGACGGTGACGTTGAGGATCTCGACGTTGAAGATGAAGAAGTTATGTATGAGATCGAATTCGATGAGGAAGAAGACCTTGAAGAAGGTGAAGACCTCGAAGAAGGAGAAGACCTTGAAGAAGGAGAAGACATGATGGACGAAGAAGACATGATGGATGAAGAAGACATGATGGACGAAGAAGACATGATGGACGAAGAAGAAGATGAAGAATTGGACGAATCTTACAACCATAGAAGAGCTGTTAGAGAAGGAAAATCGACAGTAAAACCTAAAGGTGTTGGAATTGGGTCAGGACCTAAATTCACTTACAAAGATAAAGCTAAAGGCGGATTCGATGAGAAGAAGAAAGAAGGGCCAAAATCAGTAGGTACTGGTAAACCTAAATTCGAATACAAGAAAGGTGAAAATATGGAATCAAAATCCAAAGTTGTTAAGGCTGAAACAAAAGAGGGTAATTACGGAATGAACAAAGGTGATAAATCAAAGACCATGAAAGGTAAAGAAGATTTTACAACCAAAAAAGGTGATACTCTAAAAAGAAAAGCTTTCGAAAAGGAAGAAACTAAAGAAGCAGCAAGAACTTATGGAATGGGTTCGAAAGAAGGACGAGGACTTAGAAAAGGTATTACTAACAACAGAAATTATGTTTATGGAAATAACGGAGTAAAAGTTGAATCCACAGAGTCAGAAGTGGCAATGTTGAGAGAGAAAAATGAAGAGTATAGAAAAGCATTAAATGTTTTCAGAGAAAAACTTAATGAAGTTGCAATTTTCAATTCTAACTTAGCTTACGCTACAAGATTATTCACTGAACATTCGACTACTAAAAAGGAAAAAATAAACATTCTAAGAAGATTCGATAATGTAGAAACTTTGAAAGAATCTAAAAACCTTTACAAGTCAATTAAAGACGAATTATCTAACACTGAAACAGCACCAATTAACGAATCAGTAGAGACTAAATTAAACAAAAATGTTTCTACAGGTTCATCAACTACCTTAATCGAATCAAAAACTTATGAGAATCCACAATTCTTAAGAATGAAAGATTTGATGAGTAAGATTGGGTAATTAAAATTAAATAAATAAATTAAACAAACCAAAAAAAACTAAAAATGGGAGCATTATTAGAATCAGGTCTTGTTGGTAATATCGGTCTTAAGCACCTTAAAGTTATCAAAGAAGACACAATCAACAAATGGGACAAATTAGGATTCTTAGAGGGTCTTAAAGGTCACATGAGAGAGAACGTTGCTCAACTTTATGAAAACCAAGCTTCACACTTAATCAATGAAGCATCATCTACATCTGATACAGGTGCATTTGAAACAGTTGTTTTCCCTATCGTTAGAAGAGTTTTCTCAAAATTATTAGCGAACGACATCGTTTCAGTACAAGCTATGAACTTACCTATCGGTAAATTGTTCTACTTCGTACCTAACATCCAATCTTATGAGAACTTGGGAGCGAATAACACAGGTATTCACTACGCACCTTATGGTTCTCCTAACGCATCAACTGGTCAAACTCCAAATTCTGGATACGACTACAACAACACAAAGGATCTCTACGACAGATTCTATGAAGGAAACGAACCAGCTTTGGATCCTCCAGGGTTGTTCGACTATTCTAAGGGACAATATTCAGCTATTACTGCTCAAGTTGGAACTGTAGTATGGGCTGGAAGTAACTTGATTGTTTCAGGTTATGGTGAAGACAATTATAGAAAAGTGTTGGTAGTTATGTCAGGTTTTGCATCTGATGGAGCTGGTAAATTAATCGGTCCTGACGGTCAACCAATGGACAACGAAGCTTTCTTGTCTGATTTAACAATTTATGGTGTTGCAGGAAACGTTAATACTGCTGCAAACGTAAACAATCCTTATTTATTCAGAGTTGTAACTCAAAGATATGGTAAAGGTATTGTAGAGTATGGAAACAATAACGCAACTTTATTATTCCCTCAGAGTAAGACAGATGGTGGTCAGTACGACAACCTTTGTGACGCTGAAGGTAAGATTTATCTTGAAGTTGACTTACAAGTTCCAGTATGTATCACTTGTGGTGGTTCATTAGATGGTTACACAGGTTCAACATTCTCTTCAACAACTGCTGCTGACAGTGCATTCTCAGCTACTTATAGAATCTATAAGAACTTGGAATTCGAAGATAGAATCGGTGAAGTTTCTTTTGACCTTATGTCAGTAACAGTTTCTGTGACTGAAAGAAAATTAAGAGCTCAGTGGTCTCCAGAAATGGCACAGGACGTTGCGGCATTCCACAACATCGACGCTGAAGCTGAATTAACAGCATTGTTGTCTGAGCAAGTTGCGGCTGAAATTGATAGAGAAATCTTGAGAGACCTTAGAAAAGGAGCAGCTTGGAACTTAAGATGGGATTACAATGGATGGAAGAGATTAGGATCTAACGCAGTTCCTTATACTCAGAAAGATTGGAATCAGACTCTTATCACAGCAATCAACCAAATTTCAGCACAAATCCACAAATCTACATTGAGAGGTGGAGCTAACTGGATCGTTGTTTCTTCTGAAATCAGTGCTATCTTTGATGACTTGGAATACTTCCACGTATCAAACGCAGCTCCTGAGCAGGATCAGTACAACATGGGTATTGAAAGAGTTGGTACATTAGCAGGTCGTTATCAAGTGTATAGAGACCCTTACTTCCCACCAAACCAAGTATTGATGGGTCACAAAGGAACTTCTCTATTGGACACTGGTTACATCTACGCACCGTATGTACCTCTACAATTAACTCCTACAATGTACAATCCATTCAACTTTACACCAATCAAAGGTATCATGACTAGATACGCTAAGAAAATGGTTAATAACAGATTCTACGGTAGAATCACAGTTGATGGAGTTAGAACATTCGACTTGAGAGAATTGAGATAATCGAAATTTCGATATGGTAAAAAGGGTCCTTATGGGACCCTTTTTTTATTCCTTTGTTTCTGTGAAATGACCATTTAAAATACGAAGAGACTTTGATATGATTTCAGTTTCTTGCATTGAAAATATTTTCTGAACATGGGCAAATTCTAATGATTTTATAATCATAAAATACGCCTGTTCTAATGTCATATCATCACACAAGGAATTTATATCGTTCGGAGTGTAGTATGCAACACTATCAAATAAAAATCCTATTGGTTGTTTTTGTTCCATAATTTTGATTAAACTGTATATTTATTATAGTGAAAGATATTA